GGTTCTGATAGAGAATCCGCACAAGTTAAGGTGACTTTAGAGGTAGAAGGTAATGTAATGAAGAAAGGGGAGGCAATAAACACGGATTTTATTGACTTTTTGAAGGATTTACCCAAACCAACTCTTACTGCACCGCGTTTTGTGGGTGCCCCAGGCAAAGGAAAGTCGCATTCTTGTAAGAGAGGGTCAAATGTAGAGGGTAAATGCTATGAAACTGGTAAAGGTCAGTACACATTCGTCCCAGATTCGGGTGATGAGAACACTTTTGACTTCTATGGTACAGAATTAGAGCAGTTGGAGACGTGGTTAGGTAATGGAAACTTCAGTTCTTATGGTACAGGCACCTCTACACACACTACTACTGACCCAAATACGGGTGCTCAGACTACATACTCCCTTACATACAACACAATTCAACTCGCAAGTTGCTCTGGAGGCAAGTTCCCAGAACCCTGTTGGCATAATTTTGTGGTAGATGGTGTGTTGGATACCTATAACTCTTGGGATAGTAGTGGAAATGCGAATGATAACTGGGCAAGTAACCTTTGTACTAGTGCTCCATTCAGTAATTACTTCACTAACTGTGCTGCATTAAGAAATGTGATCTACTCAACCATCTCTTTTGACCCAGGTGCTATCTCAGATAACGAGAATAACATCCAACTTGCTCCGATTGGAGGTAGATTGAACTATACAAACTACCTAACAGGTGCAACTATTCTTATGGATAGGGCACTAGATAGATTTGGGAACCCTTATTTCGACGAATGTGATCTAGGAAGTTACTAATGGCACTAGGATTAAACAAACCAGTAGCAAATCATAATGGATTACCTTGTACAGGACACGGTATTCCAATTCCTGCTACTATTCACTCAACACAACCTTGTAAATCACCTCCTGTTAGGTTAGGAATTGTGATGAAAAACCTGACTTGCCTGTGGCCACCAACTCCTTTGGTACCTTTGACTGCTCTGAACCCTGCTAGAGCGATGGTTCTTGTCAATGGACTGCCTATTATGGTTTTGGGTGACGCTTTTACACCTCATTTGTCACCAACAACGAATATTATTAACTATTTGTGTCCTTGTGGTAAAGCGACTTGTATTATTCCAACTCCAACAGTGTGTTCACTTCTGACTGCAGAGGATCTTGCAGGTGGTCACCCTAGAGTTCTTGATACTGGGTTCTATCAGTCTGTAAGGGCGTTTAAGATACCCATCGGTAGATTGGGTGATAACTTAGGTAAAGGCAGTCTGCCGCCCGTCAGCATAGGGTATCCGTGTATGTCTAAGATCGCTTATGGATCTCCTAATGTCCTAGCAGGATAATTGTGCTATAATTTTAGAGTAGTTTCAAAACACGTATGGCACGTTCAAAAACAGGTCTCTCTGGAGGCGTCTTTATTGAGTCAAATCCTAAAAAGACTCGTCAAGGAAATGGAAGGCACACAAAATATACAGCAACCTCTCGGAATGGTAAGACCAAGAGGTATAGGGGTCAGGGTAAGTGAGACCAGAAACCCGAGAATCTATGGAAATGTTATTCGAGGCGAAATGGAACTTACCTAAAGCAGCGAAGAACTGTAATCTAACAGACAAGGAGATGAAAATCACCTTCAACGAATATTGCTCATTTCACCCTCCTACTTGGAAGGATACTAAATAAAATGACCAGTGATAGGAACCACTATAAAAGTTCTTCACTTAAAAACGGAGAACAAAATGGTTAAGGTTGATCAAGCAGATTGGTTCATCCGATCGGGCAGATGTTTAGTAACTGATCCTAGAGCTGATAAATACTTAAAACAAGTATCAGATCGTGGCGTACAGGTTCAAAGCAGACAGGAATCTAAGCAGACAGTTTAGAGATTTAGGTATTGGGATGAAATCAAATCCCAATACTGAAGATTTTTCTGTGGTTAAGAACGAGAACGCAATCAAACAATCTATGAAGAACCTGTTGTTGACAGAGTTCGGTGAAAGACCGTTCCAACCAACCACAGGTTCTCGTGTTAGATCAATGTTGTTTGAGAACTTCGATATTTTTATGATTGAAGGTCTAAATGACGAAATTAGGAATACCCTAAAGCGTTTAGAACCAAGAGTGATAGTTAATGATGTTCGTTGTAATGTTGATAACGACAATGAACTACAAGTTGAGATTGATTACACAATCATCGGTGAACAACTAGTTCAAACTATTGACTTCCTCTTAGAGAAGGCGTAAAAATGGCAGCAATTCCCTCAAATTTAACCTCATTAGATTTTACAGAAATCAGAGAATCTATTAGATCATATCTGCGAACGAGAAACGAGTTCACGGACTATGACTTTGATGGTAGTTCTGCGTCATATCTATTGGACGTATTATCATATAACACATACTATGCTGCCTTCAACGCTAATATGGCGATGAATGAGGCGTTCCTTGAGAGTGCAACTGTTAGAGACAACGTTGTCAAGGTCGCAAAGCAACTAAACTATACCCCAAGATCAATCAAAGCAAGTAAAGCGTGTGTTAGATTCAGTGTTCAAACCGCAGCACTTGGTGATGGTACCTCATATCCGACGCAAGTCTCTCTCCAAGCAGGAGATGTTTTTGTATCTACTACTAATGGTGATCCATTCACGTTCACTCTCCCTAACGAGATCAGAGCAACTGTTAATCAATCTGATGGTGTTGCGACGTTTGATAAGGTTATCATCTATCAAGGAAACACTCTTGAGTTCTCTTACACAGTTGATGACGTTAACAAAAGAGAATACCTAGTTCCTGCAGAGAGTGTTGATACTTCTTTGCTGTTTGTGTCAATTTCTCCTAATGCACAGTCAACAGAAATCGATACTTACAATCTTGTACAGAATATTGTTGATGTAGACGGTACAACTCGTGGTTATTTCTTAGAAGAGACTGATGATCTACGTTATAACGTCATCTTTGGTGATGGTGTTATTTGTCGTAGGTTGATTTCTGGTGAAGTCATCCGTATGAAGTATATTCGCACTGATGGTCCTGATGCAAACGGATGTAAGCGATTTAACTTCATTGGTAGAGTTCAGGACAGTGAAGGGCGTTTTATCAACAATGCAGGCATCTCTCTGGTGACCATAGACGGGTCTCAAGACGGTGAAGCGTTAGAGAATACCCTATCCATCAAATACAACGCTCCTAGGGCGTTTAACAGTCAGAATAGAGCAGTTACTGAGTCTGATTACGAATATATCACTAAGAAAGTATATCCTCCTGCAAGATCAGTGACTGCATATGGTGGAGAGCGTCTTAATCCTCCTGTGTACGGAAAGGTGTACGTTGCTATCCGTACTAAGTCTGGTGCTGCACTAAACACCACTACGAAGAAGCGTATCAAGAATGATTTACAGAAATATGCGATTGCTGCTATTGAACCAGTAATTATTGATCCTATTTCACTTTATATCAGACCTAAGACTTGGGCGTTCTTTGATGGCACTAAGACTAACCTGTCTAACAACGAAGTTGCAACAACTATCCTTGGATCTGTAGATCAGTACAATCAGCAGGGTTCTTCATCCAGATTCAGTGGTCGTATTGACATCTCTGCTTATCAGAGAATGATTGATGATTCAGATCCTGCTATTAGCGGTAACATCACTCATATGACACTTGGTATGAACATTGATGGATTTGAATTTGGTCAAACATTCTCCAAGTGTGTTGACTTTGAAAATGAGATTGAGAATCCCAATGACCTCTCTGGAGGAACTAAAGGTAATGGTGGTGGTGACGGAACTTGTTTACCCAAGTATTCCAGTGTAAAAACTGGCACATTCTATGCTACTGGATACACAGAGAACCTTATTGCCATTCAAGGTACAGATTCCAACTCAATTTCATCAACATCGTTCATTGATAATGATACTTCGGCACTTTTACCTGTAAATATCCGTGATGACGGTTATGGCAACCTCATTATGGTTACAAAACAGGATGAAAAAGAAGTTACACTTCAATCTTCAGTGGGAACTGTAGATTACAAGAATGGAATCGTTTGTGTCGGTCCTGTAGATGTACATTCTACTCCTGACGGAACAAATCGTATTCCAGTTACTGTGATTCCAAAATCACCAAATATCAACATTGGTTCTGGTGTTGACCCATCAATCTTTAACCCGATTGTCACAACAGTTGATTACACAATTGATGGCAGTAACATTGGAGCATTTGATCCATATGACTTTACTGCAATTAACTTTGACGGAACTCCACTAAATATCATTGATTATCCAACAACAGTATTTGAACTTCCCGAGTTTAACTCCTGTTTCTAAGACCGTAATACGAAAAAATGGTTGCACACAACACAGCAATTAAGGTCTCTCAAAGACTGAGTAGTCAGATTCCTGCGTTTATCAAGGAGGATCACGACCAGTTCGTGAACTTGTTGACAGAATACTACAAGTCGCAGGAGAAATCAGGTCGTCCTTACGACATTTTAAACAATATACTTTCATATGTTGACATTGGGTCGGGTGAATTCGATCCAAATTTCTTGTCGTCTGAATCTGCTGTACTAGAAGCGGTTGATGCTACAGAGAATAAAATTATTGCTGAGAATGTAAACTACTTCTTAGAGAAAGATGGTACTATAAAAATTGACAATGAAGTTCTATATTACGAGTCTGTAACACATTCTCCTGACATTGTTTTCACTCCAGGGGTCAATAAACAAGAATTTGATAGAAAAGTACAAGAATTTGAACCTATCAATACTCAGTTTGATAGTGCAAAGACAGAATTTAATTTAAGACAGTTAGGTAAACCAGTTTCACCTCAGTCTTCAAATCACCTTTTGGTGATCGTAAATAACGATTTTATGTTCCCTGACAGGGATTACTTCGTTGAAGGAGACAAGATACGCTTTGTAAACCCTCCAGCACCGACTACAGGGGTGTTGACAGGTGCAGTCAATACCATTCGTTATCTGATTGGTTACACAAGCGTTCCAGTCCGTTCTCTGGACACCATTACAGTTGCTGTTGATGCTACTGAGTTTGCACTAAAACTCAACACTCAAGCATACAGTCCTCTTTCTACTGTGGCAGCGATCGTTGTTGTCAACAGAACAGAGAAGAGACCGTTCGAAGAATTCACAATTTTTGAAGATAAGATCATCTTCAAGCAACCTGTTTCACAAAATGCTACAATTGACGTAAGATCTGTTGAACTGATTGCTCCTGAATTTGGTTCAGGTGCGTCAGCAGTCTCCCAAATCGTAAATGCATCAGTTAATGACATCCTTGTTAGAAATGGTGGTAGTGGTTACAGAGTAAGTTTTGCTCCCAAGATCACTATTCAGTCAAATAAAGGTCCTGGTTCTGGTGCTACTGCCGAAGCACTTGTAAATGGTATCAAGAACACTCAACTTCTATTTGCTGGTCAAGGTTATTCATCTAACAATCCTCCTGTGGTAATTGTGGATGCACCTTCTGATGCAGAAGGCAGTAGAGCAACTATTACAGCAATTGTATCTGATGAAATCGAAGGTGTTACAGAACTGCGTGTTACTTCTTCAGGAAGTGGATATGACCGCATTCCTTCAATTAAGTTTGTTAATCCTGGTGGTGCTACTTGCACCAATCCTACAGTCGAAAACGGATCAATCGTTGCAGGATCAATCTCAGTCGTAGACAATGGTTCAGGATACACAACTGCACCTTTGGTGTATATGGATCCTCCTACTGGAGATAATGCTATTAATGCAACTGCTCAGGCAATTCTTGATGCTGACGGTAGAGTAACAAGCATTAATCTTATTTCTTCAGGTCAAGGATATGAAGGTAACATCAGGGCAAAGATTATTGACCCTGTTGGTGCACAGATCCTTGATGTATCTTGTACTGGTGGTAGAGTTACTAATATTGAACTATTGACAGGTGGTAAGGGTTATACCGATGCTCCATCTGTGTATATCGTTGATAATAGAAAGGATTCTAACAATCAACCTATTGGTGGTACTGGTGCAACAGCAGTTGCTACCATCTTCAACGGTGAAATCACTGACATTAATATCACTGACTTTGGTACTGGATACTCTGATACAGAACCTCCTAAGGTCTTTATCGCTGCTCCTCCTGCACCAGAAGCGTCTTGTGACGTTGGTTTTGGAGAGATTACAGGTTTTACTATCCATAGTTCTGGAGTAGGATACGAACCATCAGCATTCGTCAACGTAAAACGCGGAGTATCTGCCGTTACTTCCTTTGACCAAGCAGGTCATCAGATATACAGCAAAGAATCCGATCTACAACAGTCTTCTCACGCTGTTGGAAGCACTATTAGTAATCTAGATAATCTTTTTGCTAAGGAATTATACAGAAGATTCGTAAATCAATATCTTCCAAACGCGGAAATTGACTACAATAAAGTTAATGCTCCGCAGATTATTAAGACTATTGGTGATTTTTACGCATCGAAAGGTACGAAAATCTCCACACAGTACCTCTTTAAGATACTTTACTCTGAAAATGTTGATGTTTCTTATCCTAAAGATGAGATTATCAAACCATCTGCTGCAACTTGGAACGTAGATACCGTTCTCAGAGCAGAACTTTTGGAAGGTTCACTTGAGAATCTACTCGATTCACAGTTGATTCAGTATGTTGATCCTGTTGATACTGGTGTAAAAGGTGCATCTGCACTGATTGAGAACGTTATTGCCATCGATACTGGTGTTGGTACTGTATATGAACTTGCAATTTCTGAGGAAACACTGCAGGGTTCTTTTACTATCCCATACAGAACACTCCTTGTTGAGGAACTTTCTACTACTGAGTCCATTATTACAGTTGACTCTACTATCGGTTGGCCAGAAAGAAACGGTACAATCCGTATCAATGACGATGAAGTTGTACAGTATAAAGAGAAAACACTAAACCAGTTCATCGAATGTACTCGTTCTAAGAACGGTGTGGTTGAAGATTGGGATGCTGGTACTATTGTTTACTCTGACATCTTCGTTTATGTAAACCGTGGCACTGAAACTGAGTGTAAACTACGTGTTCTTGGTATTGCTGATGCAGAATCCACTGTATTGTCTGACAATGGTTCATACTATCTTCCTGGTGACAAACTAAACGTTGCATCACTTGGTTCGACTTCTAATGACCAAAGAGTCACTTCTTGGTTGTACAACGTTAAAAAACTAATCAATATTGCCAATATCGTCCCTGGTGGTCTTAATAATCAGACTGCGACGGTTACTTGCTCTAATAACCACGGTCTACTGGTTGGTGACACTGTTACAATCTACGGTGCAAACCCAACTGTGTTTAACGGTACCTTCTTTGTAACCTCCCGTATTAGTAATACACTGTTTGAATATAATATTCCTGCCCCTGCCCCTAACTCACCACAGGGTAATATCCTTCTTTCTGTTGACCTCAACAAAGGTAAGTCACCTGAAGAGGGTATTAGCGTTGCTATCAGAGACTTTACTACCAACGTACAGAATACATTCTTCAATGATCAGTATGCATACATTGCATCCTCTGGTATTCCAAACTATCAGGTTGGTCCTTTCTTAGGATCTGCGCTACTTCCTGGAAACCAGCGTAAATTGATCCGTATTCCTAGAGTTATCAATACAATCTCTAGACGTACAGACACATCCTTTGGTCCTATTGGTGCTTGGGTAAACGGTGTATCTACTTGGTCTTATAAGTCACAGACTAAGATTAAGTTTGGTGGATTGACTGGTATAACTATTGATAACCCTGGTACTGGGTATGATGCTGCTAATCCTCCTGTTATTGAAATCAATGGTGGTGGCGGTAGTGGTGCCAGCGCAAGTGTTGTTGTTAACGGTGCATTAAGTGAGATCTCAGTTTCTAGCGGGGGTACTGGTTACACTTCTAGTCCTCTTGTTTCTATCGTGGGTGGTGGTGGATTCGGTGCTACTGCTACCGCTGTTATTACCAATGGTATAGTATCTAAGATCCTTGTTGAGACCCCAGGTCAAGGATATACATCACAACCTGATGTTTCCATCTCTGGTGGGGGTGGTACTGGATGTACTGCTACCGCGCAGGTACGTGGTCCTATTCAATCTGTAAGTATTGATAACACAGGTTCCACTTACACTGCCTCTCCTACTATTAAGTTGAACTCTGGTGAAGGTGCTGTTGCTCAATCAATCATCATTAACGGTAGAATCGTTTCTATCGCTATCATTGCTGCAGGTAGAGGATACACAACTGCTCCTGAGATTGTAATCAATGGAGACGGTTACGGTGCCATTGCAAGAGCAACTATCGGTACTGTTGGTGAGGATAGAGGTAAAGTTATTGGTGTTACTGTTATAAACAGAGGTATTGGTTATACTACTGGTAATACTACTATTCGCTTGGGAGCGGTTGGTGAACTAGCAGCATTTACTGCAACTGTATTTGAGTGGACTAGAAACCTTCAGGATGAACTTGGAGCAAACTTTGATACAGCACGTGGTTATGTGTTTGCAGGATATAATACACAATATGGTGGTGAATATGCACACCTTTCAGATCCTAAGCAACTAAGATATGTTCTTGGTGATAACGTATTCAAGAATCAGTCAACACAGCAATTACAAGAACTTTCGACTGGATACCAACACTCTCCTATTTTGGGTTGGGCTTTCGATGGTAACCCTATCTACGGACCTTACGGTTACATTGATGCTACTGACCAGTCATCTGGTGTTAGAAGAATTCGTTCATCTTATAGAATTAAACCTGTACTTCTGTACGATGTTGATACTAACCCTACCCCAATTCGCGCAGATGGTCCTCTTCTTAGCAATTATATTGCAGGATCATTCATTGATGATTATGAATATGTTTTCCAAGAGGGTGATTTAGACCAGTATAACGGTCGTTTCTGTAAGACTCCTCA